TTGCGATTGAAATGATTGCCTTTGCGGAGGGTAGCCTTTCAGACGTATTTCAGCAAACCAGGTGTCGTTTCTTTTTCTGATTGAAGCCATAATAATCCTCAGTGCGTCATACGTGCGTCATGAGAAATTATTATGGCATAACCATCTGATAAATAACAAGAATAAAAAATGGCGGAGAGAGAGGGATTCGAACCGTTTGGAGCCAACTTACTCTTATCTTTCAATCATTTAAGTTCATTTTAATACTAAGACTATTACATTACCCAATAGCCCTAAGTTCATGATATTTCAATAATAATTATTTTAGCTTAATCTTGGTTGCGTCAATGACGCACTTACAGGTCGTCGTTAGCAATAGCGCCGAGTGTTACGAGAATAAAACCGATTACGTAGTAGATCATATGCACCTCTGATTAACCAGGCGCTATTTTACCAAACACAAACCAACTCTAGAAATGAACAGTTCGCATGTCCCTTATGCTATTTAAGATACGTCTTTTTCTTTTTATTTTTTCCCGGCTGTTGATTTAAAACGCACTGCTTGCCTTTACTTTTATGCATGGAATTTACTCCGGTGAAGTAGGTAACATAGAAATTAATTGAGAGTCGTCTATAACGGGATCAAGAGCTACTACATCTGAGCGTGCCGGAAAATCGCGTAACTCTTGTCTATAACGCCTCCACGCAGCTTTTGCATCTGCGCTCAATGGCGAATCTGAAGTTTGCGTCCAGTCAGAATCTTTAAGAAACTCTGATCTAAGATCTCTTGCTAAAACAACAGGGTCTATACCCACAAGTTCTTTAGCAACAACAACGCCATCAACGACTTTCTCAAGACTCCCGTTAAACCCTCCCGCAATATAACTTTGAGCCGCAGAAGTATTCGCAATAGCCGTGCTTTCATCTAGCACCGTGCCTTGTATTTCGCCAGAAAGCGTGTCGTATATCGAGTACATGCACTACGTCCTTGTTGGAATTCGCATTAGTTTAATATACCTCTCGCTAACGCCATTAAAGCCTCCCGAAGTAGCAGTCATCCCCCTGTGGTAAGAATACAGCTGAAACCGCGCTTGCTTGTTAGCTTGTAGAGTGACAGACATAACTTTCTTTACTGGTATTAACGGCGTGATACCGCCATTAAACGTAACAGTAGATCTTACAGCGTTGGTACTAATATTTGCGTACGTGCCAGATAATGCTCCCGCAGAAGTAAGTTGTTGTACTTGCATCACAGCCATTGCAGATGAAGTTGTACTATTAGTACTCATTGAGGCAATACAATTAACTTCAAACTCTACAATATACTCTCCATTGTCTGGAATTTTTGATGGCGGGACTACTAAGGTTAATACAATTGGAAGAGTCGTAGTGGTTGTGCCGCCAAATCCTGTGTTGACCGTTGCTTGATAAAAAGGCTGAGAAGAAAGAAAACTAGTAGCAGCTAAGCTCTGTACAGCTACCGTTTGAAAGTTACTGTTTGTTATTAAAGCAAGCAAGGTAGTAGCGTCGTTGCTCAAATTTTCTATTTTAACGCCATTGTTAGCGTCCCCAGTTCGAAGAATTAACTGCGAGCCACTCTGAAAAATATTATTATTATCGATTGATAATCTACTAACTAACGCAGTTCCCGACTCAATATGTTGTGCGTCAACAATACCCGCGTTAATTATATCTGCGTTTAAACTCTTAACTTGCGCAGCTTCTATCGTGGCGTTTTTAATAAATCCAGTCTTTATATAGACTCCTGCGGGAACCGGATGCGATGTGCCGCTAGAGTCTGTAGCAGTTGTAGGTGAAGTCTGTACAATAAAAGGTACAGAAGCATTATGAGAACCTGTAGCGTTAGTAACCGTTGTCCCAGTGCCTATAATAGCAAAGCGATCTGCATTGACGATAAATTCACTAGTTATGCCGCCTGCGGCTGTAGTTGTGCTTGCCAAGCCAAATCCTGCAACAGCGCCGTTACTATCGATCTTCACACTATACTGACTTCGTAACCCATCAACATTAGAGGCAGATACTTCAAGTGCTTCTTGCAGTGTTACCGAACTAGCCACTCCCAATGGATCAGTGTAGCTTGCATTTAGAAAATCTACTTGTGCGGCTGTTGCCCTCGCTGTCCCATTCGCGTTAAGCAGAGAAGTTTTCATCGTGCTGAGATTTGTCGCAGAAACTACAGCGTTCCCGCTGCTGTCCTTCAAAATTGAGTTTATGCCGACAATTTCTTGAGCCGCCGCAGAATTAGAAGTTCCATCCAGTAAGTTAAGTTGAACGATCTTGCTTGAACTATCTTCTATACTGCGAATGTTGCCGTAAAGCTTCCAGTGCGTTGTTGGAGACAAAAAAGAAGTTGGCAGCGTGTCATTAGTTGACGAAGTTACAGCGGATATACACACATATAGCTTATCCAGATTATCTCGGACAACCTCGTTTACTTCGAATTCTCCAGTTGCTGACCATTCAAGAATCTTGCCCCGAACCCCAACAACAGCAGTCGAAACGGCGCTATTAACCTGAGACGATGTTTGATAACCGTTGCTGTTCGCGTTGATGGCACTGTTGACGTTTGCGAGTGTCTGATACCCACCCGCCGTGATGATACCGTTAACGTCTGTCGCCGTTTGATAAGTGCCTAGCTGCGTGGTAAGTGATGCAGCAAGTTCTCCAGTTGTAATAGAGTTAGTTAATATTCCAAGTAAAAACGCAACGTCTACAGCAGATATTCCATTCGCAGAATTTGAATACGGGCCAAGCACCCCACTTTGGTTTTGAAATCTTACCCAATAGTAAAAATTTTTACCGCTGCCAACTTGATCTAAATAAGTAAAGCCGGGGCTTACTCCTATTTCTTGAGTAGCTTGAGTTACGTCGTTGCTAGTGTGCCTGTAAATTAACGTTTGAGCGTGACCAACATATCGGGGTACATCCCAATTTAATAATATAGACGAATACAAACCCGCCGCTGTGAGATTTTGAGGTTGCGGGGGAATCCCTAAACCAGGATCAAGAAAGTTGCCGCCAAATCCTATGTTAGTTGAATTAACGGCGTTAGGGTTGTACGGAGAAGAGGCTAACTCTTTGGCTAGCCCACTATCTATAAGCTCACGCAAAGTAATTGCTCGATCACGCGGGTCGCCTTTACGACCTAAACGAATTTCTACTGCTTCAGCTAGCTGCTCTAAATACTGCCGAACTACTGGATCAACACTATTCGGGACTTTAGGAATGCCCGGTACTTGAGTAGCTCTCGTCTTGCTCATGAATTACGAATCTCATCCATCGATTGAGCAAGGCACACTTCGTTAATATCAGTACCCGATACTTCAATTTCCCACTCTTGTGCAAATGCAGATGGCAGTCGCATAATGGATTCTGTTAACGTAGTGGAACTAATACTTGTCGGAACAGTTGTTGTTTGAACAAGCGTTGTTCCCGCTCCAGACTGATTAATTACATTAATCGTATTACCCATTCCAAGTCCATGAACTGTGCAATAGTACTTTAAGCTACTAGGCGCATCAGCTGCTACAGTAATAACGACTTTAGCCCCCGCTTGCCCCGGAGTCCCTGTCGCGACCACGCCTACCGAATAGCTTGCATCTGCCGCAGTTTTAAATCGAAGCGGGTGATTTGAGTTCGAAGCATCTGATTGATCAAAAGTATACGTAACGCCTCGTTGTAAAGTAAGAACCGCCGCAGGACTGCCGCCGTTAATGACATACTTATTTCCCCCGCTGTTCACAACAGTTACAACATATGTAACGGCAAGATTTAGTGCATAGTGCGCTAACAAAGTTTCATCGCCGTAAACTTTAACTACAACTGGGTATACATTCGCGTCAACTGATACATACGCCATTGATAATGGTTTTAGCGTCACATATTTTTTTGACTTCCACGTTAGCGTGCGCGCCGTAGTAGAACCACGATATTTTTTAATAGCGTTGCTTTTAACAATATACAACTCGCCGTCTTTTAAATTCTGAAACCCGCCTTTAACGCCAGCATCAGACGTTATAGTCGATAAAGAATTTTTACCGCCGCGCGGATCGTAGACCCATCCTCCATGTGTACTTCCAGAAGTCCAAAACGCAACGTAGGTTCCTTCATATTTGAACGCTTTTATTAACGTAGGATAAAAATCGGCAGTCCATTGTTTAGCAGATACTTGCCCTTCTGTAACAACCCGACCAGATGCTGACTGAATTGCACACAACCCATCAGGACTCGCATATAAAACATAGTCGCCCATGTCTACAACTGAGTCTTTATTTACACACGCTTGTGATAAATCTACACGCACCGCGCTCATCGCACTTGGATCACTACCCGTTATAAAATAAGGTTGTCCATTTGTTAATGCTGCTACGCCATTTGCAGTGCTTGCGATGGCAACAATGTCTTCTTCAGTAGTAATTCGATAATTAATAGGCCAGGCATGTGGAAGAAAAGGCTCAGACAAACAAAATCGTTTGCCGACAAACCCTGCCATCACGCCTCCGGCTACAACAATCAAACCTTGTAGACTTCCATCTGGATATAACGCTGACCCATTAAACTGAACGTCTTCGTCCGGTGGCCCAATCCATGTGTCACTGGGCAGTACTTCACCAAGAGCCGCTGAACCAGTAGTGTCTGTATGAGAAGTAGCTCCATAACTAATAATAGAACTAGTGTTAACTAACTGAAATTGAGTTTCACTACTACCAGTGTTTGATCTATACAAACGCATTTGCGCTGCTTCGCCGCCGCCAGACCCGAAGTTAAGGCCAGATAACGTCGGTAATGCTCCTGACAAAAAAGTTACTACTGGATGCTGATTTGGTTTCAATTCTATAACTGTTGACGCAGGGCTAGGCGGCCCCTCTTCTCCCCATTTAGATACAAACGTATAAACATAAGATACATCTACCGTTTCAAGATCTGCATCTGCCGCAACACTTCCCACTCCAACGGTAGGAGCGATTGAAGGAGCGGGAATTCCAAGCCTGTACGACGTAGAACCGCCGCTAATAAAATCGCCGCGAGAAACTTTCGGGTATGTTTGTCCTGTCCAATAAACGCGGCCTGTTGTGTCTCCGGGAATCGGACCTGGCACAACACTAACATCAGCGGTATATTCAATCCACGAAGAACTACCTCCGTACTCAAGTAAGTAAGGCGTAATCGTAGAACTAGCTGTACTTTGAAATGTGCTGTCTTCAGTTATTGATGTTAACTTACCGCTTTCAAAATCTATGTTTTGCGCAGTTTGACCTACTTCTTCAGCAAGTAAACGCGGTGACAACGCAGGTGCAATGCCCGTAAAAGTCTCGCGCTTGAAATAGGCCATTAATCAATAGCTAAAACAGGGCGAGTGTCGGGAAACTTATCAGCGTCGGCAGGCCACTCGCGCAAAGCTGCTCTAAAAAGCAAAATGTTATCGCGGTTAGGCCAATCACTTAACTGTATGGCTTTATCATAAAACGACAATTGGTCATCTCGCCACTGCCGCGCATCCAT